TTTCTTTAAGCTTACTTACACGCTCACGGATATGCGGAATCCATTGATGAAACTGTTTGCCTATACCCGGGCTTGCAGCACACAACATCAACCATTGTAGTTTAGGATGCTTCTGAACACTCTCGTTGAACAAGTATTTGTTGGCGTGATAATCAGTGCTTTGCAGATAGTATGATTGAATATCCCCACTACCTTTAACTGCACTGATCCAATGAATCATCATGAATGGCACGAACTTCTTTTGCTGTTCAGGAGTCAATCTATCATAATACGAATAGTCCTTGCGGTCAATAGCCGCAAGTGCGTCAAAAAGGTCAAACTCAACCTTCTCAAACTTTTCGTCTGCTGATAGTTTCTCTTTAGCCATTATGAGCGAAGTGCTTCCATAGTAAGAATATGTTCCACAACCTTGCCCAACTCGTCACCCTGATTAACAATCACAAGTTCGGGACCATCACCATCTTTATAGCGATCTTGCTTGTAATATTCAATGATGTGTCCGCCCGAAGCAGCATAAATAGTGAAACGAACACTAGACTTACCGTTAACCCCGTCATGGGCTCTTACTGTTTCAGTAGCATAGACTTCTTCTTTGCGAGAATTTTCCCAAGCTTCTCGGCACCACTGTGCAAACTTCCTCTTAAACCAACCCATCTTCTTTTCCTTTTCTTTTCTTACCTTGCGTGTCCTGGCAGTATCAAGTCTAAACACACCTGCACTAGGAGGAGTACCAGCAATCGTTCTGTTATACTTTGCCTGCCCTAATGATATACTACCACTGCTGGACATTATGACTTCTTCTTAGACTTCTGTTTAATAAAAGTTTCAACTTCAATATCAGGGAATAGAGTGCGAATCACACCCATAACATCGCCTTCAGCCTTCTTCTTAACGCTCTTTTTGTATGATTCAAGAATATTAGTCATTGTATGCTCCTTAATAAACCAAAGAATAATCTATAACTTCACAATTTCTACTGACTTCTTTAACAAAGTATATGCATCTAGGCTTTTCTCCATCATCAATAGGTACACATAAAAACTGACCGTTCTTTAATCTTGGGGCATACCAAGTAACTTCCGGATAGATATCTACAATCTCAATTGGCAAAAACGATGGACTGAATGAACTTAGTGGATTGAATTCAAATACATTGAATCCCCTATCGTTCAAGCTACTCAACGGCAATGCTTCTAGGTCACCGTGTTCTTTTTCACCAATCAATACTTGCCAGTCAATCGGCATCTTGATAACCCTGTCTGCTATTTTCAATACAAGTGCAGGGCTGTTGAATGATTCCAAAAAGATCAATGGAATATAGTGATAGTCTACGTTTGCTGGAACACTATTATCTAGGATAGCAAAGCGCAAATCATCAATTTCGTCGGGGAGAGTTTCTAGGTTATAGAACTCGTTATCTAATGTCAGAATTCGCATGATATAATACTATCACGGTTAGTTATGATTGTCAACATATTAATAATCTAATTTCTCCAAAGTGAAGGGATAGTTTGCTTCTTTGTAGAAGGCTTTACGTTGAGTCAAGTGCCTCTTAGCAAACTTGCAGGAACTCGTGATATCCCAAATCTGTACGAAGTCCTTGTCTTCTGCTTTACGAATGCCTCGACCAATACTTTGAATGACTCTCACGAAAGATTTACCTGGTTCAATAAGAACCAAATTAAAGATGCGAGGAATATTAATGCCCACTGCTGCGACTCCGTATGTTGCCACAATGATTTTATCATCGCTCGTAGCGACTTCATCATACTCTGCCTTTCTTTCTGTTAATCCAGTGCCGCCGTTAACGAACACTGCGTTACCGCCTAATCGGCTGACAATCTCTTTGCCTGCATTGACTCTATCAACTAAAACAAGAGTGTTGCCAGTCTCATTGACCTTTTCAATAAGCTCTGCGATTCTATCAAGACGCTTTTCATCTTCTAATAGATGCTTCAACTCTGATTGATAGTTAGTGAACTCTACGTTGTCCTTAAGCTGGACGATGTTAACGTGACACTGTGCAAGAACGCCGCGGTCTTGTAGTTCACTTGCAGATAACTTGCCGATAACTGGACCAAGCGAAACGAGCAATGATACGCGGTCCATTTCAGCTTTGGGAATCGTCCCTGTTAGTCCCCAACGAATCGGAATGTTGCTGAACACGCCAGTGAGCATCGTCTTAAGAACATCAGCCTTAGCCATATGAACTTCGTCAACAATAACGCAGGCAATATCATCAAAGAAGAATTCGTCTAGGCTTTCTTCGCCTGCATCGGCTGTGTTCTTAAACAAATTGTTCAATGACTGCCAAGTGCAGATTGTATGCGTCTTGCCATAGTCTTTACGGTCACCGAAGTAAACCCCTACATCAAGTCCTAAATTGATAAAGTCTGCTTCTGTCTGTACGACTAGGCTCTTGTTAGGAACGATTACAAGACTGCGGCCATACTGTTCTACGCTCTTAGATAGAGCAGCAGTCATAAGTGTCTTACCCGCCCCTGTAGCGACTTCCTGTAAGCTTTGAGGGTTAACTAAGAAGTTGTTTACAATCTCTACCTGATAGTCTCGTAGCACGATGGGCTGACCCTCACGCTCATGTCCTACTGGCCATACAGTGTCAGCAAAGCTATCTTCACGAATCAAATCAAACTCTAACTTACCGTGCTGCTGCCTATGGTCAATCAGTTCAATGTCATAATTATTATCATATAGATATGTAATGATATCTTCTAGTAGATTGAGGTAGGTGCTACCGGCAAGACTGAAATAGCTAATCTTGCCATTCCAACGACCCAAACGAACCGAAGGCAAATATCTTGCCCCCGGCTTCTCGTACTCAAACTTCTTCATCAATGCACGACGGTCTGATAGTTCAAGACCCTCAATCTTTACATTGACTTCATCCTTAATTATGATTTTTGCTTCGTTCATTTGACCTCAATCGGTCGGCTATCTTTAAGCACGACTGTTTTACTTATTTGACCTGTAAAGGCACTACGAACATCTATGTTAGATGTATGCTGAATAAGCATATTGACTCCATCAGGAAGCTTACCAAAACTCATTGGACCAAGCGGCTGCATACCGTATTTGGCAATAAGTTCATATAGAGCATCCTGACTTATGTGTGTTCTAAGTCCTCTGCCAACAATGACATTCTGGCAACCAAGATTCTTCATCCAAGAGATTGCAGTCTCTACTTGATCCATTTCCATTTCGTAGACACGCTTGCTTGCAAACTCCAATCTAGGGTCAGATTGGTACACTGAAGGGTCAATGTCGATACCCATCATAGTCAACTTATGCAATGTGATGCCATCAATCTTCAACTCCATGTTTTGGATTAGTTCCCCCAACACGCTATTGATAGCAATGATGATCGGTCTACCATTGATTACATGTAGAGTAGGGTTGTATACCTCTGCATCATAAACTGAAATGTCACCGAACAACGTGTTAAGATTATCATCAAACCTAACTGTGGGGAAATACTTCCCTAGTTCAGTATTTGCAATCTTCAATGCGACTGTATTGAACGGGGCACGATAAACCTTGCTATCCTTATCCCATTCATAGTGGTTGTTCTTAACTTGCCTAAATGCACTGATAAACGGCTTGTTGAAGGGCACCTTGATTACAAGATCATCGCCATACAACGAAACCATTGCTCCAGTGTATTCCGGCGTACTCTCAACTATCTCTGTCTTCCAAGGCAAAGACTTCAAAATGTCTTTGTCAAATCCGTTCTTAGTAAGCTGCTTCTTATACTTGCTGATAAGATTATCAAACAAGGTAGCCTGATTACTAGTGACCCTGTTCTTGTTTTGGATCATAGTTTGCAGGTTGGCCATGAACTTGTAGTCATACTGACTCAAGCTTACCTTACCATTAAGGAAGAAATAAAGTAGTTGTTCCTTGTTGTTCATATTCTTACTATATCACCGTTGTATATTTTTACAAGTATTCTGGAAAAAAGACAGGGACCGAAGCCCCTGTCAAGTTTGTTGAAAGAAACTGTTATTATGAAAAACTGAAAGCCCATTCTGGAATTGGCCAATTAATGGGAATACCAAATGTACCTTGCAGAATAAACATTGGCCAAAACAATGCGTAATAAAGTACGCCAAAAATATTCATGGCTGGGATAAAGTATGACATAGTAGCGCCCAGCCCCAACCCAATGATTGCATAAACTATGAGCAAAATCTTAACGCTTTTCATTGTGAAATCCTTACACCAAAGAACCATAGATCAACTCTAGCGAACCAACGACCGTCATGCTTCCCAAATCCAATACGAAGCATGCGGTTGTTAGTATCAAGCGGGATGCGAGTTAGTTTCTTTATCACCGCTTCATGCAAGTGCTTTCAGCAAGTGCCTTCCAGTTGCGCGGGGAAATCTTGATAAGATCGGCAAGCTTGAGAGCCATACGAATTGACATTTCACGCAGCTTCTTCTGATTGGTCTGCATAAAGTCAAGCACTTCGGCACCTTCACCATTCTGAAAATTGTAGTCAGCGAACAAGCCACCTTCGGCATCACGGTCAACCTGACGAATGCGAAGCATCTTGTCACGCTGGGTGTCAATCGTCAAGTCAATGAAGTGACAACGACTTTCAAGGGCTTCAAGGTGATCCTGCAACTTCTTGCTGCGAACGTTTTCAAACTTGAGGTTCGTGATAAAAATAGCAGAACCATTGAAGTTGAACGAGTTAGGAATACCCTCGTCACGCAGAAGGCGTGAGTCCGAGTTCCAGCAAATGCGCCGACGCTTACCACTGTCGAGAGCAGCCTTGAGAATGTTCAGAGCAAGTTCGTCACCGAACACGCTATCGCAATCGTCAAACACGAGGACGTTCTTCTTGTCGCTGTAGCGATACAGCTGGGCATACAGACCTAGTGCAGTCATAGCACCCTTGACAACTTCGTAACGAAGCTTCTTGCCTGCAATCTTGTCAAACATCGAAGCCTTCTCAAGCTGCTGTTCAACACCAAACGACTTACCAACGCCCGGAGGACCCGAAACAATCATCGCACGAATGTCGCTGTTGATACAAGCGGCGCTCATTTCGTCAAGGAT